ACAGTAAGTAAAGGAAAAACAGCAGTACCTGGTATATTCCATGCTACCTTATACTCGGCTGCTGTTATAATTAATGCGTTATAATTAGGCATTTGTTATTGTTTTATAAAGTTGAAACAAATTGAATAGTACCCGTAACACTTCCTAATATAGGAGTAGGCACTATCTGTAACTGAAAGTTCATAGTTTTAGTACTATTGAAATTTGGTGCAGATAAAATCAATTTACCGTCTGTCAAATCACCTGTACCACCATTCACAACACTTAACGGCGAAATATATTCATCGTAGAATTGTTGTTGAAGGCTATTAAGAACGTTTTGAGCAATTGCACCCGTTTTAGTATCCAATGGTTGATTACTTCCAATTTGATTGATAAAGAACGCTAAAGCATCGGCACTCAAAGCGTTTGCAACACGGTTATATTCTTGGGTACTAAGTGCAAGTGTTGAACTTGTACAAGTTGCGCCGTCATTCCAATAGAAGCCGCTTTTGTTAAACCACGGACGTAAGAACATATATTGTTTAAGTCCCAATTGGTCTATGTCGCCCGTACCATTTGCGTTACTTGGAGTCAATGAAATAACTGGTGCAAACGCTTCTACGCAATAACCCGTGTCTGGAGTAGTGAAAGTTGTGAACCCTGTTACCGCCGTAAATTGTGTAGGTTGTGAATCCGTTCCACTTACATAAGTAACACTATTGTAAACCACACTACCATTGTAAACGGTGTAAACTTTACCTACTGTCAATGTGCCACTTGCTTGTATAGCCAAAGACTTAGTTAAATACGCTGTGTTAGCTACGCTGCCATCTGCAACTGCGCCGAAACCGTGACCGATAGATATTTGTGCAAATCGTGACAAAGCCAAACCTACCGAACTAACACCGTTAGGTTGTGTTCCCGTAATACATAGTGAAATAGAACTACACAATTTTAAACTAATATCGCCAATTGTTGAAGGTGTTACAGTTGTACTCATATTGTAGCCGTCTACTATTGCGCTAAATTGATAGCCTTGTGCAAATAGACTTACTTGGGTAGCTTGTAGTGCTGTGATAGTCGCTGGAACATCGGAAGGAAAATCTGTTGCGCTTTGTGTTGCTGTTGGCAATTTATAGCATATACCTATCATCTTAGCTCTATTGCTTGGGCTGCTTGCGCTTGTTGCCCTTACACCGTTTGCAAAGGCTGTACCTGCAACGTATGTAGCCATTGCAGTAGCTTTTGCTACGCCTTGAATCCACAATAATAACCCGTCATTTGTGCCACCTGCATAGAAGTCGTTTATTTGTTGAAATAAAGCTATTGCATTGGTAGCATCGTTGGCGGCTGTAATTCCTAATGCTGTTGCATCTGCTAACTTAGTAAGCAAGTACGGCGTATCTAGTGCGAATGTGCTGCCTATTGCAGTTGCGTGAATAAACATCATCATGACGCCATCACTTGAAGGTGCAACGCCTGTTTGATTGTTTACTACACTAATTTTAATTAAATGTTCAGCCATTTTTGTAAGTATTATTTACCTGCCTTTGCGGTAGGCTTTGTTTCTTTAATAACTGTTATTTCTTCTTCTTCGTCATCCAATGAAACGGTAGGCAAACTGTTTGTTACCGTTGCTATTTTCTCGTCTTTAATTTCATTCATCCTACCATTTTGTAATGCTATCTCTAACTCTTCCAATGTAGTAGGCAACTTGTCTAAAGTAGTAAACTTAGCCCTGTATGTTGGTGGGGTAAAAGGTGTATTTACATACTTTTGAGCGATGTCGCTATTTTCTTTGCTATTGTAAATATTGCCATCCCCGTGAATCCAAACCGTTCCAAACTTCTTTACACTTGCCTTTAATAACTTTAAGTTATGCTCGTGCAGTCTTTCAAATTGAATGCTACTCATGTGTTTTATTTTTTTTGTGGTTACTTAATATTCGTCTTTACCCTATGGCTCAAATATCCCTTTACGCTTGCAGTACTTGACGTAATACATTGAATTTTCAAATAACGACCTTGCAATAATGCCGTGTCGGCTGCAAATGAAACATAATTAGGAGTTGAAGCCGAAAGGGTGAAAGTTTTTGTATATGCACTTTGAGCCGCCCCTTTGGGTACTGCGAAATAGTTTACATTGTCGTTACTTTGAAAATAATTGATAGTCAAAGTAGCTGTACCTGCGCCTACTTTTTGCCAATAAAAAGTATGAAATACGTCATTAACATTTAAGTGGGTAATAGGTACTATGTAAGCTAAAGAATCGGTTACTTGCAAACTATCTGTTGGGGTAGTTGGAGTACCACCTAAGTCAATGTATTGACCTTGTTGGATGTTGTTAGCCGTGTAAGTTCTTGTCTGTGCGAAAGAACTAGCTGAAATAAATAATAAAGCGATAATTAATAACTTCTTCATTGTTAATTGTTGTTTATAAAAGTTTTAAAATAGCCCCCGACTATTACATCAGGGGCTTAGTTTATTTAAACGTTTGGTGCGCCGTAATTAAGGATAGCAGTACCGTTAAAGTTAGCACGCAATGGAACAATACCCATACGAATATCAGCACTCATTGTATATCCGTAGTTAACAGGGTCTTGAACCATAAACACATCAAGCATACCAATACCCATACCTACTTGTGAAGGTACGAAACTCAAACCTGCACTTATTGCAGTTGATGGTATGATACCTGTTGGGTCTACTACTTGGTTACTTGCAGAAGGGTTAACTATGATTGTTCTACTTCTTTCGTTCAAGATTGTGTTTTTGAACTTAACAAATGTTCCACCACCGTTATCATTTACCCAACGGGTAAGCAATGATTTGGTTTCAGGGTCTTTGTTCAAAGATGCAATCATAATAGGGTCAGCTACTAAAGTAGTTTTTTCTCCTTCTAATTGCAAGTTTTGAGATGCATAAAGTTGCTCTAAGTTTACAATGTCATTTAATACTGGTGCAACAAGTGAACCTGTATATGCTTGGTTGTAGTAGAATTTGTTATATGCTGCTGAACCGCCGATTTGAACGGTTTGAGGTAATGTTTGATAACCACTAATACCGCTAGTTGATACGATTGAACTTGCAGGAACTGTTGAAGCTAAAGTATAAAGCAAAGTATCATCAATTGCAGTATTTAAAACCATGAACGCTTGCGCCCAACCTGTACCCATTTGGTCGTATCTAAGTTGGTGCATTGTTAATGGTGTCCATTGCATTGGTTGTAACCAATATGGCGTAAGTGCCAAACTAACCGCAGTATCGCTATAAGTATAAACGCTAGTGCTAGGTTTATTGCCTTTATATACTGTTGGTGCAGCGGCTATGTTAGCCCATATAATACCTGTATTTGCGCCTGTGTATTGTGCGCCAAACATTGGGATGTCATTTTTCCAACTTGTTGTTGGGAACAAGTTAAAGATAGCTAATGAAAGCCACTCAATCGTATTCAATGCAGGACTAGCAAGTGCAGCATCAGTACTTGTAAGGGTAGTGCGTGTAGTCATTTGACCATTTGCGCCCAATACAGCAACTTCACCCCTTTGCAATTCGCCCATAATAGATGATAAGCCAACTCCACCCTGTCTACCGTTAACGTTCACTTGTGCGTCTTGCATTTGTGCCATTGTGGTGTTAAGGATACGGGTTTTATCAACTACTGCCCTATACTTAGGGTCTGCAATGATTGAACTTAATACAGCTGCATACTCGGATACTTCATTGTGTTGAACTCCTTTCTTAGCCCTGTCAATAAGTGCTTTGTCTCTTTCGTCAGTTGATGCCATCAACTGTGTAAAGGTCTTACCACCGTAAGCCTTTACTTTAGCGGTAACTACGGGTGCGGTTGCCATTTTATATTCTGTTTTTAATTGTTCAACGGATTTAAGAACGGGCTTAGTTGCGCTGTTCTTAGTTTTTACTTTTTCACCTTCGCCGTCTTCATCTTCTTCCGCTTCTGCCGCATACTTGTCGCAAGCCTTCATAGCATCTTCTGCTTCCATCTTGCAAGCCTCGTATGCTTCTTTGTCTTCTGCACTTGCATCTTCTGCATCTGCTTTCTTTTTAGCGGCTTCCAATTTCTTGGTGGCTTCGTCTAATTTAGCTTTCGCTTCTTCCAATTTCTTGGCTTTTTCGGCTTTTGCTTTCAATTTAATGTCTTGTTCGTTAGGTTGACCGACATCAGGCTTTTTCGGCTGAGTGCTTTCAGGTTCTCCCTTCGGTGCAGGTGCTTCTGCTTCAAATGTTTCTTTCTTGCTGCCAAAAGAGATGTTACCCCCCAAACCAATGATATCTTTAAACCATTGTGGTAGTCCACTTCCTTTACTATCGGCTGCAAGTGTTTCTTTTGTAGTATCCTCTACTTTTGAGGTTTCTACTTCTTTAACTTCTGCCATTGTTTCTGTTGTTTGATTATGAGTGATTGAATATTTACTCGAAAGAGTTGTTATTGTCTTTGTTAAATTATCTATTTCCGTTGTGTCGTAAATTTTAGCTGCCAATGCAACGGGTTCAACTTGTGTAGCATCTTCATTTGATGGAAGTGTTACTATTGAAATTTCGTATAAATAAAACTTTTCACAAATACGATTGCCGTCCTTATCTAAAACCAATTGCCCTGTTGCGTTTGTTTTCCAAATCGCTTCGCCACCAATCGAACAAGCCCTTAACCAACCACCTTCGTACAATGCTGCTGTTTCTTTACTTGCGTCTGTTAGTTTGTGGAAAACGGGAATACCGCTATATCCTTTACTATCTAATTGTATGTCAGTCCAAAGTCCTATCGGGTCGCTGCTCCAAACGTGTTCCTTTAATACTACGGGGTTGGCATTAAATCGGGTAAAATCAATAACACTATTAGGAATAACGCCCCCTTGGTCGTTAGGTGTTTCCGTTGTGAAATAAATTCTTTTACCTGCCATGACACAAAAGTATTTTATTATATAGTGTGTTTTTGTAAATAAAAAAACACTATATTTGCATATTGCAATATAACGTAATTATGACAGAACAAGAAGTATATAACGAATTAAAACAAAAGGTAAAGCCTTACATCGGAATTATGCCACAAGGGTCTTATAGTAATTATATGATAAGGCTAAAAGCAGGGTTATTGAAACCTGCTACTATTATTCGTTTCTTTGGGTTAATGGGTTATTCATTTGCTAACAATAAATGGTCTAAAAAATGAGCCTACAAATATTTTATCTCAATCGCCCGCAAAACACGACTATCATAGGCAAGCTAGATGACAAACTAGGTAAGTCGTACACGACTGAAATAAAAGTGCAGGAAGAAAGATATAGTTATGTAGTAACTGTACTTCGAAGGTTCGGCGGTCAGGATTATAAACGCATCGGCTGGCGTATGATAAAGAACGGTAAAGAAGTAGCAATACCATTACATATAAAAAATAATTTAGAATTAAGATGATTATCCTCAACATCGACTACCACATAAGGCTGGCGACTATTAAAGCATTGAATAAAAACAAATGTTTTAATACTGCCGCAAAAGACTTGGGCGTTGTTTCCCGTAGGGTAGTAGAAAGGTTGATAAGGAAGTACGGGATAATTTACGATTATAATAATAAATTCTATAAATAAAAAACCTCCCCAAACGTAGAAACGCTAGGAGGATAAAACACACATGAAAAAAATGAAAAAATGTATGTTATTAGTTAAAGTTCATCGTTATTTATTGAATAAAGAGAAAAGTCATCGTGTTTGTTTTGAATATATTTTTGAAAATGAACATTACCACTCTTGCAATGTTGATATTAACCCAAACGAATTAAAAGAAACCGAACAAAAAATATCGCTATTAATTGAACGGGGGATTATTCACTTGCGCAACCGTTGTTAATGGTTGCGTGCTTGTTTGAGTAAAATTTGTTGAAGGGTCAATAGCACAACTATCAAATACTATTCCGTAGCCTATATTCAATCCTTCGCCGTCTAAATTATCGGCGTTCTGCACATTAGATAAAGTAAACTTAAAACAGTAGTTATTTAACACATCTGTCATAAGGCTACTAATATAAACGCCCTTACTAAAATGCTGCCTAATATCATCAATTACTTTCAATAACCCCCTACTATAATCCGTATCATCGTCAATCATACCATCAGGCATATAGTTGTAGCTATTTAGTTTAAACATCCAATCTACACGACTTACACCGCCGCAATATTGATAAGCTTCGCTTGCCGGGAGCATCTCAATAATAAGTAAAGGCATAGTATAGCCTTCCATCTTTTTAGGGCTGTAATCCGTCTTTAAGATAATAGTTCCACCGCTATCAGCAAGAAACTGTTTGCACTCTTGGGCAACGGCGTTTAATATGTCATCTATCATAACGAAACTATTTTACTTTGGCTTTTATTGTTTTCTTCAATCTTAGTTTTCAACTCACATAGCCAACTAAACACGCTAACATTTTCGCCGTGTTCTTTTGCTAGTCGCTTTAGTTGTTTTACGGGTACGTTTTCCGTTTCAACTATCTTTTTAACGGTTGTAACTAACTCATTTTGGATGAGTAACAAATGCTTGTCTAATATATCAGTTTTCATTGCTTAATAATACTTTTTCGGGGTTAATTTTATACACTCTCACACTTTCACAACTTCTGCAAATAAACTTCAATTTATCGACATCGGCTGCCTCAAAGTTCCAATCGTTATTATGATAAACATTTACTAAGGTTTCACTCTTGTGAACCTTGCAAGGATTTGAGCCGTTAATAGTTTGGATTAAAGTGTAATTCATTAGTAAATTAATTTTACATTCACATTATCACTCCACGCCGTATCTATTTTTACATTTGTAATACTCCAATTGCTTCTGTTTGTGTAGCCTATGTTTTGCTCTACCATTACTTGCAAGTTATCGAAGTTATAACGGTTGTTAAAAACTCCTGCACTATCCCAATCATAGGAAACGTTGGCACTGATAACAACGTCATTCGGGATAATGTCGGCTATTAAGTTTGCCCGTAGTTGGTGACCGTCAAATAAAATAGACGGCTTTAGATGCACCGTGTACTTATTATTTTCGGTGTTTGTCGGATTACTTACTGTTGACTTTGTGCATGATGCCATTGCTATGAAGGCAGCGATTGCGATAATTGTTTTTTTCATTGTGTGTGTATTTAACGTTTAAAAATTTTCATTATTTCATTTCTAGTGCTTACTATTTTGCGCTCAATCTTCTTTACTATCTTTAAATTAGGTGGTTCGCCATTTGCTGGTATAAACTTACGCTGTGGTACTCCCTTGTTTGTACCCTCATTATTATATTCAGCGTAAGGAACTAAAGCCGTATTTGTGCCAACGAATACCCGTTTGCCCGTTACCCTAAACATCAAAGAATTATATAAAGTTAGGGTTTGTCGAAGTAATTTTGCAGAACTATTATAAGTTGTGCCTTTTACACCGCTTCGCCTATCGTATGCTTTGTTAGTTTTAGGGCTTCTTTGTTTCCATTTTTGTAAACCCGTTCCATCATCGTAGCCCTCTTGTTTAAAATTTTCTTTTATTATTCTTAAACTTTCTTCACCCATTATCATAGGCAAGTCACCCTGAAACTTCTTGAACTTATTACTAGCTTCACGCCAATCATTCATTAAATCTTGCATCGAACGTTTAGCCATGATTTGCGCAATATTTAAGTGTTGCTATGATAATAAACATCGCCACCATAATAGCCGTAACTATTACTTTATCTTTCCTGTGTGGGTCTTGATGTGGTATGTGGCAATGTGTACACATAGTTAATAAATTACTCCTTTTCTAAACTTACTCAAACTACCATTACTAACCGCAAACGCATCTGTTATAACCCCGTCTTTAGTTTGCACAATGTAGCTTATTTTCTTGCCAAAGGTAATATAATTCTTTAATACTACCGTTTGTTTTTCATTTTCCCACGTTCCCCAAATCTCGTCAGGTTTTTCTATCGTACTTGGCAGCCCTTCAAATCCTCTTGGATGCTTTTGTATATTGTGGATAGATATATTGCTAAGGATGACATTTGTATAGGTATCGTTGTTTTGAAATATTACATTGCCTTTCTTGTCTGTTGTGTATTTGTCTTTCCAATCGTCTACTATTGCCATAACCTGATGCAGTCCTGTTGCAGCTAATAAACGACTGCTAAAACCTTCGGGGTCACTATCCGCATTTGGTTTGTTTAGTCCGAAAATATCAGCATTGAAAGTATTACCATTGGTTATACCTTCTTTTGGCAACATACCTTGATGTGCAGGATTGAAGCGAAATTGTGGGTCTACTTCATTTTTCAAATCTTCTTCGGCTTCTTTGCTTGTAGAAATGTTATAGCCTTTACCCTCTATCTCATCATTGTCAATACTAACGCCATCACAACGGCAATTAAAACCATTCGGCGGAAATACAGCATCGCCAGCAGGGTCACCAACCTTGTAAACTTTACCCTCTAGCTCTATATGTTCCTCACGTTCCCTACCATCCATTTCACCCTTGTACACCCAATATGGGTAATAATCTTTCAAACTTTCAATCTGCCTAAAACGCTCACCCATTACCGCACCTTTACGGCAAGTTTCATACTCTACCCTTAAATGTACTTCGTTGTTTATTTCGGCTATCTGTGCAGCATCTTTTTTGTATTGGCTGAATGGTTTTATAGTTCCTTTGCTATCAAATACCGCCGATTGCATTTCTTTAGCTATTTCGGCGTTTCGGCTTGCTGAAAATTGATAGGCGTTTTGCATATATCGCTCAAATACGCTAGTGTCTTTCATAGCCTCAAAACTTCCTTTTATAGGAATTTCTTTAGCCATCGCCTCGAAGAAATATTGGTTGTATTCTTTGTATATTGGATAAAATACTATTTTGCCTTTATTATTGACATAAATATATTCTAGTTGGTCGTTTTTAAGGTCATCGCTAATTAGGTTCGGTTTTTTCTTTTTCTTTTCGCCTGTTAACCTTTCAATTAAAGTTTTTTTTTTACTATAAAACCGCTATTCATCGTTTTTACTTCTGCCTCAGGTGCTGTAGGGGCTGCATCTTCAAAAAATTCTTTAACTAACCCATTGGCTTCAAAGAAAGAATCCGTTAATCTTTTTCCGTTTTGCACCAATACCGTAGATATTTGGGTTATTTCCTCTAATGTCATTTGTTTAGCTTTGTTGGCTACAAACTTACCAGCAGGAAACTCCTTATAAAACTTTGTAATCTTTTTTAAATATTCATCGTTCAAATATGCCTCAACATATTCAACCATATCCATTATAACGCTTTCAAACTTATCGGCGTGAACATCCCCCAATGCACGACTACCTGACTTTGCGGTACTACTCGTTAACGTACCCCCTAAAATCATTTCCCTTATCTCGTTCTTTTCGGCTTCGTTGAAATCTGAAAATATACCGTGACTTTTTGCGTTAGTGCCTGTTGCCTCGAAATCAATTTCAATAGACTTTACAACCTTACCGCTAGTATCTAACGTGTAAGGATATACCAACCCCTTCGAAGGGTCTATATTCGCTGCTATTGCTTCTGCCTGTATTTTATAAGGGTTAATCTCATTGCCAAAAACATCATAGCCGCTATCGTCTTGTGGATAACCAACGGTAAGTAATGGAAACGCTAAACGTCTTGCAGCCTGTACCCATGAATTTTTATTAATATTCATTTGAATAAATGAACGGGCAATAGGCTGCATCCATCCTAAAAACTTTTCGTAAGATGTTGAAGGCTGAATCCACAATAAGTTAGGGGTATCATCAAACTTTTCACCGTCATAAAATGAGTAAGTCGATTGTCTTAACATTCTATTAATCGGGTCAAGGTCTTGCATAGGATATTTGTATATCTTACCATTAACGGGGTCTATGTTAATTCCCGTAAATCCCCAAAAGTGTGATAATGCAATTTCTTTTATCAGTTCCTTTTGCCATGACTTAGAACATAATTCAATAGTCCATTCGGGCAATTCTTCGCCCTTTTCATCAACGTACATTATCGGCACTTTACCAATAGCAGACGTAATAGCATTAAACAATGATTGCACAAAAGGGCTACTTTCAAATACCCAACACACCATTGTCGCATAACTAACGGGATAACCAAACTTAACGGCTTGGTCGCACGCATAACGCCATGTTGTTAAGTTCCAATCTACATAGTAGTTATTGGGGAACGTTTGAGAAGTATGGGTTAAACCTGCCGACTTAGGAATGACAAACGGGTTAACGCTTGGGGCTGTTCCTGTTGCAGGGG